AAGGAACCTCTCTGGCCTGCCAAAATCGAGGAGCATAGGCAGGAGCTTCGGTTCCTCATGGGATACGTTGGCCCGATTCATGTGTAGGTGGTTAAATGGCGACAAAAACATGCCGATGGCATACAAGCGGCAATGAGAACATGCCGCATAACTACTGCAATAATCGGAACGTGACGACCGGCATATGCATCTGCACCACCTTACAAGAACAGTTCTGCAAGTACAAAGAAGCGGTCTAAGGCAATGTGCCGGTGCGATTCCGGCAGCCGCACTTGCCGGGTTTGCCTCCCTTCACCCCCGAAGATCAGTTGCCCGGCAATAATCCCCATGTCGGTAATGGATTGCATGGTCGACCGAAAGACCTTCACAACTTACCATGCGCCGATTCGATCTCGGCCCGACACTTTCCGCAAGGAGCGTACCAAAATGGAAGACTTAGCAGAACTCAAAATGCAGTCCATGAAGCTGGCAATGGAGATAAGCGATCTCCTGTTACAATGGCGAAAGGATCACTCGGAGATCTTGGATAGAAAGTCAGCAATCGATATCCAGATAATGGAATTGGAAGAGGAGGCTTGAACATGGCAGCCAAGCCCATAGACATCTCGGAAATCGAGAGAGCCGTCCGAGAGACAGGCTACTCATACATCAAGCCAGGGCCTGAACTATTCGAGGTCGAGCTTCCAGATGGCACCAAAGCCACTGTAGGGCTCAAGGATGGCAAGATCGATTGTCCAAGGAGTAAAGATCTCAAAGAGAAGGTATCTCTGCTTATAGCCGATATTAGGGCCGGTATGGGGCAAGTGCCCGCTATAATGGGTGATGAGAAGACCAAGATCATGGGACTCATGCAGCAAGTGCCCGGATTCATGCCGGAGATCTCCATAGAGATGATAGCCAATCTGGTGCATTGCCCCGACGCAACCGCCGAAGACCTCATGATGCTTGCTGTTACCGCCAAGAACATCGGGGCGAATCCGTTCCTGCCCGGTGAGATCTTCCTTATCAAGCCAAAGCAGCGAGACGATGGCAGCCAGCCGCCCGCCTATACGGTGATTGGTCAAACCTTGGTGGCTAAGAAGCTGTCTAATGCGCCTGGATTCTCCAAGGCCATCCGGGGTATTATCGTAGAATCAAAAGAGGGCGTCATATCCTTCAAGCAAGGCAATTACTACAATCCAAAGAGAGAAGAGCTAACCGGCGCGTGGTGCGAGATTCACTACGAAGATGGGCGAGTAATTCGCAAGGAGATGCCATTATGTGAGATCGCAGGTAAAACGTCCAACTGGACAAAGATGCCGGGACTCATGGCAGCCAAGGTGGTCTTTATGATGGCTGCCAGAGAGGCCGAACCCAACCTCATGGGCGGATGCTACGACATTGATGAGATGGGTGGCCAGATCAAGATGGACGAAAGCAAGGAGATCAAGATGGGGGTCTCTGCATAATACCTCCTTGCCCCCATCGGTCCACCCCTGCCAATCCCAGGGAGTTCAAATGCAATCTGAAGAAGATTATCATGACATATGCAGAGGCAGATAAACAGTGCAATAAATGTGAGGAGGTTACATGCAATCTTTAATTTCGTTTATGGCCCTCATAGTGTTTTATGTGGGCTTCGCCGGATTTGTCCGAGCGGGCAAATGGTACTTTAGATTAATAGCATGCACGGGATCAATGACTGCCTTCCAATATCTGATCGGGGAACTTGCATGAAGCAATCCCCGCCCAAACCCAAGCACTCAGATACCTACATCCACCAGCGACTTGTGCCCGCATATCGCCGGGAAGACTTCGATGGCAGCGAGCCCGTGGGAGTGGAAGAATGAAACCGATGCCCGTTCATGCAATAATATGTGATTGCGGCGTAGTTATCACCTTCCCGGTTTCCTGGGAATTTGTAAGATGTTCTGACTGCAAAGCAGGATATCGAAAGTATGGCGATGATTATGCGAGGATAGAATGACTGCCGAAGGAAGTGGAAGAATGATCACTATAAAAATATATCCTGACGGCGATCAAATATGCGCGTGTATAGGCGATATGCCCAATGAAGATGCTTGCGGATTTGGAGACAATATCATTCAGGCTCTTATATCGCTATCATACGACATGATGACAAAAGCAGAAGACGGTCATGAATGGGGTATGCCTCTATGAGCCTACAAGCAGCACCCACCCAATCGGCCATGTCCCAACGCAAGCGATCTAAGCTCATTGAGGACGCCCTGGTAGATATCGCAGAAGATCAGGAGAATAGGAAAGATGATCAATGCTGATGAATGGATGTATTTCATTTTGTCGCGTGCCGGAAAGGTAAGTGATGATGAAATGGAAGAAGCATTCGACGAATGGCAGGCGGAAAGATGAAGATCGCCGCTGATGCCCCCTGCAAACATGCCACACCCTCCGGCAAAGGATGGGACGAATGCGATAAGGGCTATCCATGTACGGGCAGCTTTGCAGATGTGATGTTTAGCCCGCAGGAGATGGATTGCTATGAATGAACGCATTTCTGTCATCTGCCACCCAAACGAAAAGCAAACTTCCGAGTCGGTTGATCCATATGCATACGACGGATGGGAAACGCAAAAAAAATGCGGACGCTGTGGGAAGGTGCTACCATTTAAATTCTTTAATAAGGCCAATAAAGGCAAATACCGGTTGCAATCGTGGTGCATTAAATGCAATGCAGAGAATGCGTTTGATTGGAGCCATAGAACCGGTAGGAAAATATCTATGGACCAAAATCAAAAATGTTCAAGTTATCTCGGGGTTCATATAGCAGAAAGCATACTTTCCAGATATTTCAAAGGCATACAGCGAATGCCATATGGTCATAAAGGATATGACTATATATGTTCAAAGGGATATAAAATAGATGTAAAGAGCGGATGTATGCGTTATAGGGGTCCTTACAAATATTGGGCATTTTCTGTCTGGAAAAACAAAATGCCTGATTATTACATGTTCTTAGCATTTGATAATCGCGATAAACTCAACCCAGAACATATCTGGCTTATTCCCGGCGCGGTTGTCAATAACCGGGATTGCATAACAGTGTCATATAATCGTCTTAAGGATTGGTCGGAATACGAACGCCCCATAAACAAGGTAATCGAATGCTGCGATTCAATGAAGGTGGTTGCGTGAATCCACCCATTTTATTGTCCCTGTCAAACAACGAGAATAACACACCCGATCGGGTCAAAGACCTCGTTAAAGCAATCGAGTCTTTCAAGGGACAGATCGTGAGAATATCGGATGATCCGAAACAACCGGCTGATATCTGCATGAAAACGCGAGATAAACAAATATTCATCGAGGTCAAGGATACCAAACAGGCCGGAAAGGTATCTAATGATATTTGGGGATCGATGCAGGGCCATTTCGGGGATCAGCTTGTTAAGTTACTGGATGAGTCATCAGAGGCGTTTGTCATAGTGCTGGCAACTTACCCAGAATGCCTCCAAGAAGTGCCACAGTTTACTCGGCAGGGGGATCATACCAAATGGGCAGGGAAAGCTCTCCAGGAGTCAAATAAGACCACTCTACGGGCATTGAATGCCGATGCCTTTGGCTCTTGCATTCCTGTAATCTACCTGTCTAAGGACCGGGTACTGAGTTTCAAGGAAGCTCTGAGTTATGGGAAGGCCCGGCTCCTGGGCGCAAATCCCTTCCAATGGACCAGCCCACACAAAGGAAAGGCAGGGAAGATATCGGCGCTCACCAAGGCGCGGGGCATTGGCGTCAAGAACTCTGAGGCTCTGTTAGGGCACTTCGGGTCAATCAAGAATATTGCCCTGGCCGGATACGAGGATCTCTTGAAATGTCCGGGAATAGGGCCTGAAAGGGCGATTGCGGTTATGGAGTTGCTGGCATGATCCGCATATCCCGTCCCTGGCCACCAATCCATATCAGGATGCCTATTCACCCTCGCCGGTGGATCGAAGATGTCCGGATTGTGAAAGCGAAATATAAGGAGCAGAAACATGAAGATTAATCGCTTAAATTTCATATTGGGTATTCTGTGCATATCCATATCGATGACCGGTACCGGAAACCCGATTTTAGCTTTGGCGCTCGGATTAATGAATTTGTCAATTTTCGTATTGACTGAGGCAATGGAATGATCCTAGCCAAAGATCTCTCTCCCGATGCACAATTTGCCTTTGCCATCTTCCAATGCAAGGAGCGAGCCCGGCACTTGAAAGATGTAGCAAACATTGAGGCCGATCTGGAAAGGCTGCGGGCAATGGGTGTAGATGTGGATTTGGCCGCAAAGGTGGATTGGGGATTTGTGACCACGGAAGATACCCCCTTAGGATTTGCCTAATACCGAAAAGTATAAGTAGTATTATACTTATACTTATTATTATGAAACGGATTAACGTATTGATTTCAGAAGATGCTAGGCAAATTCTCGATGAATTTCAGAAGAAGAATAAAATATCCACATTAGATGATGCGGTGGATCAATATATTAAATATCACGAGGCGCGAACGTGACTGTGTATCTTAATCTAACCAGAAACAAAATCACATCGGTGGACGACATCGATGGAGATCTTGCGAACGTTAGATGGTATGCGCTTTATGGGAACGGTGTTCCGTATGCCGCTAGAACATTATCACGTCGTTATGAGAATCATAGAACCGTGTTATTACATCGGATCATAATGGAAAGAATGCTAAATAGAAAACTAGCGCGCGGCGAACGTCCTGATCATATCAATCACGATAGTTTGGACAATCGGAGATCAAATCTAAGACTTGCCAGCGTACTTGAGAACAACCGCAATGCCAGATGTGTTTCTTCTAAGAAGCTAAGCCATTTTAAAGGAGTGACAAAAAATAGAAGCGGTTGGATGGCACGGATACGCGTGAATGGAAAATTAAACGGTCTAGGGACGTTTCATTCAGAAGAAGAAGCGGCGAAAGCATATGATCGCGCAGCGCGAGAATACTTTGGTTCGTTTTGCGTATTAAATTTTTCGACGGAGGTATAACCATCTCAAAGCAAGAATGTTTGTCCTATTTGCAGTCTCACCCGGGCCAACACACACTACCAGAGATTGCCTTATCTACCGGGCAAAACATAGAGACGGCCCGCCGGTGCATGATAAGATTGGCTAAAGATGGCTTGGTAAATAAGAAGTATCCCGCGGCTGCGAATAAATTCATAATGTGGTGCATATGAACAATTCCATCGCTGCATGTGGTTTCTATCTCATGGCAAAGGGTATCCCGTTAGACGTTCTTGCCGGATTGCCTAAACGTTTATCGGGCCTGGATAGGGGGGTGGTAACGAAGCTGTCACAAGAAGGCATCATAGCCAAACATGGGCGGGTTTATGAGGGCCGGGCATGGCGGAGAACGTGGAAGGCAGGGGCGAGATATGGGGCCTTTATGCGATGGGCAGAAACCCACCGCACATAAATTATAGATTGTTATCCTTTTTTAGGGAAATCGCGATTAAGTGACAGCGATAGTTATATATAACAGTAAGTTATTATGGTATGCTACCAAGAAAGGAGCTATCCATGAATGAATTGATTGTAATTGATCCTATCTTAGAAGCGGTATGCTTGCCGTTATCCGAGGAAGAATATACCGGGCTGGAATCGCAGATTTTAAGAGATGGTTGCTTAGATGCTCTGAAAGTTTGGGACAGAGAAGGTAAAATCGTCCTGCTGGATGGCCACAACCGCCTGAAGATCTGTAAGAAGCATGGCAAGCCTTATGATACAAGCACCATCGAGATAGATAGCATTGATGAAGCTATTATCTGGATTGTGGATAACCAGAGAGGGCGGCGCAATGTGGCCACGGATGAACAGAAAGATTACATCTCTGGCAAGCGATATGAGGCGCAAAAGAATATCAACCGTTTGCGAGACAAGAAGGGAGTATTTATATCTAATGCTCCTACTGAACAAAATGTTCAGGTGGACTACAATAGACAGGATACACCGACCGCAAATAAGCAAGCATTCGATGAAGGTATAACTCCCATATTAGTCCGACACAATGCGCGGTTTGCCAAAGGCGTTGATGCCGTCCGGGAAGTCTCTCCAGAACTTGCCGATAAGATCCTGAAGCCCGATCCATCTGCGCCGACACTAACCAAGAAGGCAGTTGCTGCCCTTCCGAAGCTGAAGGCCTCAAATCCAGAAAAGTTTGTTGAAACGGTCAAAGAAATCGCAGAAGCACTGGAAACTAAAGACAAAGCTACCCTCGAAATGGTAGTAAAAGGCCACGTTTCACCAGACGAACCCACGCATGCTGAAAAGATGATCGCCAAAAAGCACCACCTGAAGCCCGAACATGTCCGATACGCAAACGAGCACAATATACCCTATGAGAATCTAAGGACAGTTGAACAGATCGATGCTATCAATGCTAGAAAGGCATTGGCAACTTGTTCAACCGCATGGGACGGCTTCTATGGGTGCGATTGTGGAATCAAATTTGAAATGTTTGGGTCTGAACATGCGCCGGTTTGTTGCCCGCATTGTGGGAAATCTGATACCCTGAGAAGAGTTTCACACGGATTCGACGAAGGCTATCTCCAGATGAAAGAATTAAAACAGGAGCGATAAATTATGTTTAAATGTGGTGATAAGTGTACGGGCAAGTTCGCTGCTGAAGCCCGATTGGTCAGGGAAAAGATTTGCTACGAAAACGCAAAGAAGGAAAACGATCAACGTGGCATGAAATCAGCCGCCCGAAAAGTACAGAATACAAAGGATTACATCAAGATAATGGAAGAGTGGCCGCCATCCGTCAATTTGGCCATCGGCCCGGCTCTGATGATTGGAAAGATCCGATTACCCGAAAAACAAGCCGCTATTATGAGACATGTTCAACGGGCACAAGAGACTGGTATCAATCCCATGAACGGCTTGTCATTAGGACCGCAAGGCGTGACTGGTACCATCATACGATACTTGATTGCAAAGCATGATCGCAAACCGTTTATCTTGGAGAAGCGCATTCTCCTAACAAAGGACACCATCAATGCAATTAATTATCTGATGGGTACTTGCCAGGGCAACGCAAAGGCAACGAACTTCCTGAGATCTCTGGTAGCGACTGCATGAAAACTTATCACTGTCTCCGCTGCCTGCATACGTGGTATCCCCGGAAGGATGCCATGCCCAGGGTTTGCCCGCGCTGTAAATCTGCCTATTGGGATGTCCCTAAGAAAGCAGATCGTTAAACCTTTTTTGGAGGTAATCATGAAATATCTAAAAGATTTTGTATTCATTATACAACTGCTAGTAGGCTGTTTCTGTGTATATTGCATCTTCAAAGATGCGATAATACTTGGATTCGCTGCGATGTATGTGGTATTTATCCTCGGATTTCTCAGTGATCGCTTTATATCGCCTAATTAGTTCTATGTCATTTCTCGCAATTCCCTACAAAATGCCATAGACCTTTTATCCTTCCCGGTGCCAATTTGGCCCTTTCAGGGTAATCACCTATTCTTATTATCCATAACTATTTATAGGTTGCATTCTATCAGGATAATTGGGCAGCTTACCACTGCCTGGAGATACCAAGATGGCAAGTCACTTTTGTAGGTCATGCGGAGATAAATTATCTCGCAAAAATGCTTATAAGAATCGCAAAAAAGGACATAGTTATAGGCGAATTTGTAAAGAATGCAACAAAAAGGAAAGTTCTGATACAAGGCGAAAAAACAACGGGAATTGCCGCCTATTATTGAAGGGAAAATATCGAAAGATTTCAATCACGTTTCTCAATCAAGAAGCCAAAAAACATTTCCTTCTATGCCGTCGCCTGCAAGTCATTGGCTGCCATCCCAAAGTTGGTCACGAAAGCAAAGTAGGCCAACGGGTCGAGCATCTGGTAGAGGAACGCACCGAACATGGCGAGATGCATCGCTACTTCATTGATACCAAATGCGATGAGTGCCAGGGCGAAGTGAAGTTTAATCCGCATGGCTTTAAGCAGTGTATTGAGTGTGGTTTGTTGTCCGCAAACTTTACCCTAGAAAACGAACTGGATGAGCCGCAAGATCGCGACTTGCCACAAGAAGAATATTACGGTCATGCCAGGCCGGAAGAGGCTGACTAAAGCCTCGTGCATAAGTCCTGGCATTCATATTTACCAATAACTATTTAACCGTTCATCACCTACTCACATATGCCATTGGCCGCCTTAGGTAAGCGACAATCACAAATGGCCTCCGCTACCTCGCTGGGGCGGGGCTCTTCTAATTATCTGCGATGAGCCGGGCTACCACGCCCGCCGATGATCGCAATATAAGCCGCCTGTTATCATGATCCGGGTGTATAGAACGCTTCCTTTTCTTTTACCGGGCAGGCGGTTATCACAGTCATTGCAGCCTGATCCGCTGCCTTGGACCACATCGATGTGTGGCATTATCCTGTTGGCCGAGGGATAAGGGCTACTCAGGATCATCGGCCATTCTATCACCTTTATTTGCCGCAAAAGACCTATCCCAAACGGATGATGCTGCCTATTGACAGATGGGACAAAGTAAGATAGGGCGCGGCTTTCTACGGCGTGTCTAACTGGTCGGACGGGCCGGGAACCCGGAAGAATGCAAGTTCGAATCTTGCCACGCCGATTATATCCTTTCCTAGTCATCCCTAGATGACATCGATCCATCATGTAAGCCGTCAATTTGGCGAGCCGATGACGGTAAGGTACGGTACTACGCGGCCCGCCCGGTTAAATTCCGGGCAGGGTCTCCTAATTATAAGCCGACTATTAATTGCCAATCATGCCATTCCCTTACCTATTGTGAATGAAAATATTAACAGTATATCGTTAGTTTCTGCTTATCGGCAAGCGCCGCTTGTCATAAGGTGATTTTATGGTAAGATGTGAAGAGTTTTATAAGAAATGGGATTCTTGCGGTAATTTCTGCGAGAAGCACCCAAATACCGCCGCACAGATTGAAGCATATTTAGACCAGATGGATGAAATTGAGGAAATAACAGCAGATTGCTTACCGGACGTTAAACCTTCCGCGATCGCGGAAATGCGAATTTCTGAAAACGCATGCAGGCCGCTTATTCGTGAGAAAGACCCAGAAGTGCGCCGGGAAGTTATCAAGCAAATTGTAAAGAAAAGCGAGGAAAAAGCGCAAACCGGGGCACGGCCAACAGTAACCTCTAAAGAGGTTAAGAAGATCCTGGCTGATGTCAAACGGCCCGAACCACCGAAGCCAGAACTTACCAAGAATGCTCCAAGATGGGAAGGCAGTTGGTTAATTCTTGGAAAGCATAAGGTCTTTTGTGGTGATTGCAACTCAGAAGAGTTCAAAGCAGAATGCAAAGGCGCAAAGTTCGCTTTCTCTGATCCTCCCTATAACGCGGGCGTTGCTGAGTGGGATCATGATTTTACATGGGCACAAGATTGGCTGGCCGATCTGGCGCCAATCGTTGCAGTCACACCTGGTATAGTTTCAATTCAAGACTTCTTCAAGTCTACCAATATGCCTTATGCGTGGTCGGTGGCTTGCCTGATCAAAAACGGCATGACTCGCGGCGCGTTGGGCTTCGGAAATTGGATTTACGTTTCACTCTTCAGCAAAGAATCTCTCTTCAGAACATCCCAGGATTATCTAGAAGTCTCTATAAAGACCTCCGAAACAGAAGACAGCAACCACAAAGGCCGAAAGCCTTTAGACCTTTTGAAGTGGCTCCTGGAACGCTTCAGTAAGCCCGGTGATGTGGTTATAGATCCTTTCCTTGGATCAGGAACCACCTTAATAGCCTGTGAAAAAATGGGCAGAACGTGTATAGGTGCTGAAATAAGCCGCGAATACTGCGAAGCGATAGGAACGAGGTGGCTACGTGAGAACACCATTTGACGCGACCAACGCCGGGTTCTCAGGAAAAGCGCACCTCGCGGCGAGAGAACAGTTCTATCCAAGACTATTTAATACTTCTCCTGGAAGCCTGAAATTCGTTGATACGGTGATGGATGGCACCGAAAGAAACCGAATTTTAGACGGCGAAATGGCCGTAGATAGGATGGTCTACGTTACAAAAACCGACTTACACCACCCATTAACATTCACCATTCAAGAACGATTTAGACGACCACAGTATAAACGATATCAAGATCTTACGATAACTGAGCATAACGGATGCTCAGGCATGCCATCTGAACTTTATAAGCTGACATGTGGTATTTTCGTTTATGGCTATTACTCTGAGCAAAACGATAAGATCTTGCAGGCACTGGCCATAAACACAAGCGGCTTGATGTATTCTTTTGCTGTTGGGGATCTAACTCCCGATTCAAAAAAGATTAACTGCAAAGAGCAGACATTCCTTTCCTTCCTATTCGATCAATTGTATAGAAAGGGCCTGGTTCTGTTCTCTTACACATCACCCCAGGGGGCCAGATAGCTCCCTTAAAACCTTTTAGGATTTGATTTTTACGGCAAAGCCCTGCCCAATCTGCCATCTGCCCATCGACACCCGCCGCTCATTGGAACTAGACATATCAGGTGGCATGAAGCCAGCCGAGGCAGGCCGCAAATATGCAAGCTACATCACCACCCGCACCAGGCCCGATCTGGCGATCATCAAGCACACGAGCAAGTGCATGAAGCTTGGAAAGGACAAGCTATGGGAGTTGCAGAAGAAGCGAGAGGCTGAGGCGAGGGATAAGAAGATAGCAAAGGCTGTATTCGTTGAGCCTAAACCGGCACCTGACACACAGATTAAGGCAGAAGTTGCTGAACTAAAGCATGTCAAGACGGCCCTAGAGCGCAATGAGGCGGTTTATGAGCTTGCCATGTTGGGCGCGAGGACTGCCTTATACTACAAGGATGAGCTTACTAAAAAATGGGAACTTCGGCCATCTGACAAAATAGATCGCAAAGGATTGGCTGCTTGCCTGGCACAAGTGAACGCTGCAAACGCTTTTCTAGGGAAGCCGGAACCGGTGAGCGTGCAACAGATTACGAATATCAATCTCACCGACACGTTCACAAAGATAAAGACATACGAAAAATATTTCGCGGATATGGAAAATGACACCAGCCGAGAAAGCACTTCTGACCGCGACAATCTTAGAAAACAAGTATTGTAAACAGAAGCCTACCAAGAAGCAAGCCGCGTTTCTTGTGCGAAATGAGTTAGAAGCACTATACGGCGGCGCGGCTGCTGGTGGTAAAAGCTCCGCGTTGCTTATGGCGGGCCTGCAATATGTAGATGTCCCTGATTATGCGGCTCTGATTCTAAGACGCACCTATGCGGATTTGGCCCTGCCCGGCGCCATCATGGACCGATCGTTTGATTGGCTGATGGGCACAGATGCGAAATGGAGAGACAAAGACAAGACCTGGGACTTTCCGAGCGGTGCAACTCTCACATTTGGATATCTTGAAACTGACAAAGACCGCTATAGATATCAGTCATCGGAGTTTCAATTTGTGGGCTTCGATGAGCTAACACAATTTCCAGAAATTCCTTATACTTATCTATTCTCACGACTTCGCAAACTTGGTGGTGCACAAGTCCCTATCAGGATGCGAGCTGCTAGCAACCCTGGCGGAATCGGCCATGATTGGGTAAAATCTCGATTCTTCCAAGTTTATCCTAATCGGGTATTCGTTGGCGCTCGTCTGGAAGATAACCCCTATGTGGATCAGGCCGCCTATGAGGAAAGCCTTAAACTTCTTGATTATGTGACCCGGGAGCAGCTAAGAAAAGGCGATTGGGACATATCAGAGAGCGGTGGAATATTCTTTGAGCCTAAGACATACCAAGTAACTAATCCCGATTTCCGAAAAGATCCCAATCTTACAAACTGTCAAGTTTATGCGGCATGCGATCCATCCGAAGGCGGCCAGGACTTCGCTGCAATCGGGTTAGTTCTGAAGTTACCTGATGGCAGACTGTTGCCGTGGGCGTGTGATATGGCAGTCGATAATCAGAGTAAGACCATCGAGAAGATCATAGAATTCCAAACGCTTTATAATCCTGCCAAATTCTGGATAGAGGCAAATTCTCTCGGCCACGCCAAGAGCGCCGAGGGGATGTCTCTGTTTGAAAAGGATCTTCGGGCGCAAATGCAAAGGGCTGGCGTTACTGTCCCGTTTATTTTTGTGTGGAATACGGCAAACAAGGAGGCCCGCATAAGGTCTATGGAGCCTCATTACAGTAACGGAACATTACTTTTTAGATCTGACTATAACCAAGAATATCCCATGCTGATTAGTCAGCTCAAAGGCTTTAAGCCGGGCAGCAAAATGCATGATGACGGCCCGGATATGCTTGAGTTATGTGCATCAAATATCCTAAATATGCCAAAACAAAGGCAGTATAGTTTCACATCACCAGGCCAAATATCCAGCTCCGGCATACAATACAGAGGTTAACATGGTCAAAATTCATCGCCCTATTAAATACACAAATGCTGCCGGAGGCAAGACAACGGGCCGGGCGAATGTGGCTCTGGCCAGCTCTGGCTTTGCCAGCATTGATCGCAATATCAATGCATCTGCGATCAATTCGGCCCTATCGGTTCCACCTGTGCAGGGCCTCTTACTGCCCATTTCCAAGATAGCTTTCAATGGCTATGACATCAAGCCCATGCCGTCTGAAGAGGAAAAGGCAAACGAGGCCAAGGTCGCAGAGGCTACCAAGGGCCTTCTATTGGCCGATAAGGTGGTCAGGAGCCGCAACCATATCAGGCAGACGTTCTTTGACACTTTGGGCTTCCGCCACGCCGTTTTCAATTACAGCATGGCCACGGCCGACCAATGGACCATACCCGATGTCTTCAAGCATCTTCCACCAGTATCCTTTGAGGTTGCCCCTGATAGTGCCAGGAACTCGGATCAGTTCTTTTGCGATCCGCTCTTAAAGGGCATCGTCACAGATAACAATGATGATTCCACCCATTTTTACCAGTCACAATCGAAGATCGGCAAGCCAGTAGAGATTGATGCTGAGCAAATACTCCACATAAAGGATGAAACTCCAGGAGATCTTTCATATATTGCTGCAATTATACCCACAATCCGCCAATGGTCTTTTGCCCGGTCTCAAGCAGTAATGAAATACCTGCAACGGGTAGCGGCTCCTAATGCGGTAGGGATCATCGATTTCAATTATGTTACTGCGATGGCAGGAAATGGGGCAGATGATCCGGGATATCAGGGCACTAAGACGATGGGCATCCCCGCAGAAGTGTGGGATTACCTGGACAAAGTCATCAAGGCCCAATCCACAGATACCGCCTTTCTCATGCCACCCGGCACCAAGCTAGATTATCCTTCGCTTTCCGCCAGGCCACCTATTGAGATCGATCAATATTTGATACGAGAGATTACTTCGCACTTAATTCCTGTGAATATATTAGATACTTTGGGAAGTGCGATCAGCAAATCAAGTGCTCCTGCCTTAGAACTCTTCCAGTTAATTGTAAATGGATGGCGTGAAATATGCGCCCGCCCCTTCGAGGACTTCTATAGCAAAATATTGGAACTGAATGGCTTCGAAGGCTGGACTGCAAGCTTCCAATGGTGGCCGATTATACCAGTGGACAAGGCACAAATTCACAGAGAATATTTGGAAGGTGCCATGAATAAACTGGTTACGGTAAATGAGTATCGGGCGGCACATGATTTGCCCCCATTAGACGATGCTGCATTAACTCAAATGTCCAACGAATATAATTCCCTAGGCGGAGGCATGATCTAATGGATGAATCTTTCTTGGTCACATTGGCTCTGCGAGGGCATGGCTTCAAGATCGCCCGGCCCATCGCCAGACGGCTGAAGAAGCTGGACAGGGCGATAAGGGCAAGTGGGATTGTAATGCAGGGAAAAAAAAAGGGGCCTAAAGGGAAGTAGGCGGTTCGCCGGTTATCAGCCACACCGCGAAGTAATCGCCGCACTTCCGGCACCTGTAGACGGATATATCACGTTTGCCGGGAAGTTGAACACCTGTCAAGTCGTGATCCAATGGGCCGCATAGCTTACCTGGTGTCAATATAAACCACATCCCCCCCAGTCCCTATCAAGAGCACTATACCAGGATCGGCGGTGTCATCGAATATGATGAAACTGTCGTCTCCTGGTCGTTTTGCAAAGAACGGTGCAAGTGATTCATGAATAGGCCGCTTTGTTTCATAGTAAAGCATGTAAAGCGGCGCGATTGTTGGCCCATTTCCGATTAGGTTAAACGGAACACTCGCCAGTCGTTTTGATGCTCTCCAAAGATCTTCTATGATATCGCGCGTTGTGTGCTTTCCTTCCCATTCGCCGCAATTCGTCACATCGTTTCCGATCATTTTATCTGGTCCGAGTCTATTTGGATAAATCGATGCCAGAAGCTTGCCTTTCGGATTGGCAAGCCCGATTGCTTTGAGTTCTTGAAAGTTCATGGTAATCCCCTCATCTTAATGATATTTCCTGATGCATCTCTTCCAACTAATCCACTTAGTGGCTTACGCAATTCTCCAAATTCTAATATCATTGCCACCGCCGCCTCATCTTGACCTAATCCTGTCTCGGACTTATAGGCTTCAAAGATTGTTTTGGCTTCGGATGACAGATACCAGTTTACTCTCGGCATTGGCACTCCGATTCTTGCCATACATATGGGTTATATGGATCGATCTTTTTGGGATGCAATCTCGTATATTCCCGGAGTTCATCGTCTAACTCTTTCGCGGATTTGGCAGACAAATGAAACACGTTTTTCTCTTTAGAATCTGGTATTAGGCGAATGACATCCTCTAATAGGATTTCATCAATTTCTTCCATGCTCATAAGCACATCTCTCATTATAATTATAACTTTTGGTAAGGTGATTTCCCATTGATGAAAAATTAGTAAATGCTGAAATGTCGGTAGAGTACTTACGGGCCTTTCACAAATTCGTTTCCAGCCATCCACACATCTACGGTGCCGTCAAAGAAGAGATTCATAAGAGGGCGCGGGGGAGCGCGGGCGGGCAAGCTAAGGCAAGACGTGCCCTAGAGGGCGGTGGTGAGGAGATCGACCTAGAGGATATGCTAGAACATCCTCTCGATGAAAGCCCGGTTAAGGCCACCAACGCGGCCCATATAGAGGGCGATATCCTAGAGACGGATGAATATTACGATGTCCCTACCGTATTCGCTAAGGAGGGCGTGTGGACCGGCACGAATGGCATTCCAACGCTGAAGACGTTTGAGGCTCTGAAGGCGTCCGCTCCTTGGTTTGTGGGCACACCGATTACACCAAAACACATCGAAACCGACACCATACGGCCCAATGACCGGCGGTTAGGCCATGTAATCTCTGCCACCGCTCGCGAGGATAAGAGAGATGTTTTTGGGATTTCCCGATTATATAAGAACTTACTGACATCTGAAGAAAACGAGAAAGTGGCAAACCGCCAAAATCTAGACGGTTCGCCTGGTTATTTTACCCCCGTGAGGAGTGAGACCGGTGTCTTTGGCGATAAGCAATATCAAGCCAAAGAAATAGGCCCCTACGTGCTAGGGGAATATGCGATGTTCTTTGACGGAACTCGCGGGGCTTGCTCAAGTGACGATGAATGTGGCCCATTCCAGAACGCAAAAGGCAAAAAGAAAGATGAGCCCGAGCAGACCGATAAACTGGTCTTAGACAAGAATGGGAATGTGAGAAAGCGATGTCCAAAACTCAAAAATGAGGCTGATCAAATGGTAGAAGAAGTCGGGGCCGTAAGGGCCGAACTTACTAAGCAGCTTAACGCTGCCAATGAGATCATAACCGCTCAGGCGGGGCAGATCTCCGAAATGAAGAAGGTTCTGGATGGGCTGGTAGCCGATCACAAGACCTTAAATGAAGCCTTCTCCGGCAAGGTGGCCGCTGAGGATGCAGCCAAGACGATTGCATTCAAGACCGAGTTCAAGAAGGAACTCAATGCCGCCGCTGCAACTGAATACGAAACTCTGTGGGATGAGGTCAAGAGCCTGAACCCGGTAGAGTTCAAGGCTTGGAAGACCACAAATGCAGCCAAGCTGCTCAATGAGGCCGAGAGGAAGGAAGCGACTGGCAAGAAAGTCACCGACGCAGCGGGCGACCTGGTATCCGCTGCAAGAGCAAAGGCTGACGCCGCTCTGTTCAAGAGGAGATGATTACAAATGACAGTTCCTAGAAAGGTTGGGGCCACAGGCTCTAATTATTATGTATCTTATCCTGCGGCTTCCCGGATCGCTTGCGGTGCCGTGGTTACTCTCAGTTCTGCAACGGCTGGAGCTGAGACCGTTGCAGCTGCCGAGACCCAGACCAGCATCCTTGGCATAGCTGGCAACAGGCCCGAAGGCTTGACCAAAGGCAAGTACGACGGATTCTTTGAGACCTATGAGCAGGTGCCAATCGTTGATGACATCGGCTATGCTCTGGTAGCACCCAACAGCGGGGCCACCAACATAGACATTGGCGACTTCTTGGAAGTTGGCATCTTCGGTGATGGCTCCCCCGGCGCTCACGGCATCCTGGAAGAGGCCGGTGTCACGGACGGTACAGTATTCACCATAGCCACGGTTGCAAAGGCTCTTCAGAGCGTCACAATGGGCAGCAAGTCCTATAAGGTTCCTGCTTCAAGTGTCGCTGTCGGGGCATCTTCGGCCACAATGGTGGCGGGAGAGATTGCCACAATGGGAATCGGTGTAGGCGATTACATCCTGATAGAGGATGATGATGGAGCCGCGCAGGTCAATAGGGTTGCGTCTCTGACTTCCACTGTGATAGGCTTTGAGATCCCGGCAACGAATGTGTGTGCCACCGGCGGCACTGACACGATTACCAGGCTCTATCAATGCTTAGTAAAGCTGGTGAAATAAATGGCTACTGATATGCTTTATGGAAGCGGTATAGTCCCTGGACAGTTTACCGCGACCTTCTACGATTACATCTCCGAATGGTACGACATCAATCTGGATAACCAGATGGCAAGAAAGTGCACTGTGGTTACTCCTGTTCCTGCCACAACCGAAGCCTACGAGATCAACAAGATCGATTTCGCTTCTGATGACGTAGTTCCCAAGTCCAAGAAGACCCCAGGCGTCGAGGTATCTCTTGGCAGCACGACCGAAAATACTCCGCTCTGGCGCTGGCCGGACTTCTTCGTCATGAACGAGGACGACCTGGCCAAAGATCCCATGCTCCAAAGAAGGTATGTCGAAGGCTGCATGGCCAAGATATACAGGGGCGAAGATAAGGTCTGGTTCGCAGGTCGCGCCGTGAATAACATCTCTGGTGTGGATGTCCAGGCCGGGCTGAATACCAACGGCGCTGTCACAGCTGCCGCCTCTTCTGGCGTTAATACCGGCAACGTTGGCGCATGGCTCACCAGTGACACAAACCGGGACATCTACGAGGATTGCAGGGTTGCAAGGGGCAAGCTGGATTCCAAGTACAGAACCAACCTCAAGAACCTGTTCATGATAGGAAGCGCTGCCTCAATGGATGCCTTCTGGCAGAAGGACCCCTACAGCGACAACTCCGAGCCCATCTACAGGTCGGTAGGGCCGCTGTTTGGCCGGAGCCCGGACGACACCTCCTGGATGGTCACCAATGATCAGGTTACTGCTGGATACGTCTACATAGTCACCAAGAACCGGGAAGCTGCAGAGCTTATCCAGGCCCGTGGTGTCACCATTGATGAGAACTATCCGAGGAAGCCCATTAAAAACATCGAGTGCCATCTCTACCAGGATGTCGGTATCGCCTTCCATGACCCGAATGCCTTTGTCGAAATACAGATTACTTAAATGGTAATCTGTTTATATTTTAGGAGATGATTATATGGTAGGAATACCAAGGCCATCAAGTTTCTTCCGGGCAACTGGTTCGGTAGATTCAACGGCCATAGTTGATGATTCGGTCGGGGCGGTGGATGTAGCAAATTCGCTTGTCTACGATATGGACGCAAAGACGACTGCAGTTGGTGCGGATTCGGTTCTGCTCAATGATTCAGAAGCTTCAAATATCAACAAAAAAGCCACGTTGACCGTTGTGGGCGAGTTGCTTGCTGGTACCGTAGGCACAAGCTCCCTAGAGAACACGGCTGGCGTGCTGAAGGTAGATATCGGCAACACGACAGCAGCAACCGGACCTCTCACAACGAATAAGGTTCTAGTAGACGTATCCGGCGTGAACAAAGCCGTAACCCTTCAGAATCTTGCAAAACCAATCGGCGAAGTTTTCGCCGCCACCAATGCGACATCCGCCCTTTCCGAGGTAGATGGTGTTGGCCGGGTAAATATTGGCTCCGTGACGGCCAAGACTGCCCCCGTGGGAGCCGATATGCTCCTCATAGAGGACACGGTAGCGCCTGATGCCAATGTAAACAAGATGTGCACGATTACACAGCTTGCAGAGACCCTGGCGGGAACTGTAACCACCTCTGGCATTGAAAATACTACGGGCGCTCTGTCTATCGTTCCGGCGTCTCTTACTGCGATTGATGCTATTGCAGTGGCCGATACCCTGATAGTGGCAGATGCGACCGCCGCGAATGTAGCCAAAGCGGGCACAGTAACCATGCTTGCGGACACTCTGGCAGGAGCAGCAGCCGCAACCGGCGTAGTAGATGCCACGGGCACAATCAAGGTTAGCCCAACGGACGCTGCTCTTGACGTGGCTGCTGATAGCCTTGTCTTCATGACGGCTGCCGGCGTCCCCCAAAAGGACCTGGTTTCCGATGTTGCCGCCGCAATGGCTGGCACGATGCTCAACGCCGCGTCAGGTGTCATCTCTCATGAGGCAACCGGCCAGATGGGTGTGGGCACGATCCTGTTTGGTGCTACCGGGGATTGTACCTCGATAACTATCGGTGCCGTGACCTATCCTTACGATGGATCGCCAACAGTCGCAGACGGCGAATGGGATTATGGTGCATCTGCCAGCGAATCTGCTACCAATTTAGCCGCTGCGATCAATGGCAAGACCGGCTCTCCATATGCAGCTACCGCCAATACCGACACTGTGCATGTATATGCAAAGACGGTCGGAACCGCCGGGAACGTGACCATTACTCGGAACACTGGCGCACAGCCGGCCACCGTAGCAAACACAGTGGGCGGTCTTGCTGCCGCTACCAAGCAATGGTGCATGAGGGCGCATACCGTAACGGCCAATGATGTCGATACGGCTGTACTGGTCAACATCCCAATGCCGTTCACGCCGACCATGTTTACGGTCCAGGTTCGAAGCTCAACCGGCACCATCCGGGACGGCCTGGTGACTGATCTGTTCACCATCGCGGCCACTCCCGCCAGGATTGTAGCAACGGATGCGGGCGCGGTGCATCTAGTCGCTGGTGACGTTATCACCATAACGGCTCATGAGTAGGTCGAAAGGCCTATTCACTTTTTATTATAAACTCAGGAGCTTAATAATGACTTCCACTTATACAAGCCCGACCACTTCAAACACCGATTGGTGTCGCGATAAATATGGGGACGTTGATAGTGCTGCTTTTATTTTAACAAATGAGGAGATTCAATCCGAAATAACAGCACAAAGCAACCTTTATATCGCCGCAGCTAATTGTGCGTTCAAGTGCATTACCAGGCTTGGAGAATATGACAAGTTTGCCCTAATGTTTGAGAAACGCGGCAACCAATTACTAAAAGAGGCAAACCGGAATGCCGGGTTTACTTCGACAACGCCGAGCGTGGGCGTCCTTACCGACAGCGGAACAATGCCAGACGGATATCATGTATCTGACGAAAAACCTGCTAATTGGAGTTTGAACCGGGATGACATGCCAGACGAGGTGCGCGGGGTAGACTCGTGACGCGATAACTATTTATCCGTTAGACGATAAAATATCTATTGTTCAAATGCAATACGGTTGGGTCCGGTCGGGTATGGTCTGGACCATGTTTATTATTTTTTTCATGAGGTGTTTTCTTGTCTTCGAGATTTTTACATTTATCAAAAAGAATCACCCAAACCGCTAAGGAGCTTTTCGATGGTGTCCCTCCTTCGGGGGCAGTTACCCTAACAGGGACCGCTCCAACCGTTTCCTTTCGGTGCCGGGTTACTGTTACTCCCCTGCCATATTATACCACCAACCTATCAGGCACGCATAACGATATCACATGGGCAGATACCCTCGGCACTACCGCACTGGCATCAATCGAATATACCAGCACAGCAAGCCATCCACTTAGCATAACGGTTACGGGTTCGGATGTCGTTGTCGATCTTGCTACCTCATCGGGCGGGGCAATTACATCTACAGCATCAGATATAATTGCATTGGCTGCTCTGAATACAAGCCTGATAGCTCTCGGAATAACGGCCACCCTAAAGACCGGCGATACAGGCGCGGGTGTGGTTACGGTTCTAGCTCATACTCATTTCACAAGCGGTCTTGATGTGGCGGGCTCCCTGGCGATAGGCGCAGACACCTTAACATTTACCATCGCCAGCAAGAAGACCACTACCAGCACTCTAACATCTTTGCCCACAGTGACCAATACGGGCCTCGATTGCCAGGTACTTATAGAGTGCATAGATCTGGCGGGCGCTACGATCTATACCACCACCGAAACCGACCTACCTTGCACGATTGAGATCAAATCGAAAAGCATTCCATCTCCACAAGGTGGCTGGACTACTATCAGGGCGACCGAACTTGAGGCCAGAGGGCATTTCGATGTAGGTGAGATGATCAAGTTTGATGTAGATAACCCATTCAGTCCGACTAATGGCATTGAGTACCCTATTGTATCTTTTGCTCCAAAGGTCCGGTTAATGGGCAAGGAAGATATAAAAATTTTGCAATTCTGAGGTTTACATGGACGAAAATTATCCAACTGGCCGATATAAAACATCGAACTTGCAATACGATGTTGGCTCACCGGTGCGAATTACAAACAATGCTACAAGCCAATCGGTCACGGTTCCGGCAACTGCCAGGTCTTTCATGTGCATTGCAGAAGGCGGCCCGGTTAGGCTGGAAATCGGCGGGGCAGCATCGGCAACCTCAACATTGTACGTCCCTGAAGATACCGCCTTCATATATCCGATTATAGCAGCATCCCAGACATTGTTCTGTTATGGAGCGGCGGCAACTTACGGAAACTTCCGTTTTCTGGTGTAATCATGGACTTTGAGGACAATTTTCGGTTCACAGATACGGGATCGGACCGAATAACCAACGATGGGACAAGCAAGCCGGTAACGGTTCCTGCCGCATGTGCAGCATTCTATTGTTTTGCAGAAGGCGGCCCGGTTAGGCTGGAAATTGACGGAGACGCCGACGCAACTTCGACTCTTTACATTCCAGAGGCTTGCCCTCGGACATATCCGTTGTGGTCCGGGCAATCATTGTCGTGCTACGGGTTAGCGGGCACAATAGCAAATTTCAGATTTACGGGGTGAGGGAATGATAAAATCTTTTCAGGGAATGAGTATACCCAGGGCGCTTAAATTCCTATATTCCAAAGGGATGAAATTTTACTTTCTGAATAATTCTTATCCGTGGAACTCGGGATACCACATTTTTCATTGGTGATTCTTCATGGCTACAAAAACTTTAGCAGAGGCAGACGGCACGCAATTCGAGGCGCGCGTCTATGATTTGGGGGCAAGTGAATTCGCATCGGCAACGGTGCTGGAGGGCGGCTATGGCAGGATTACAAAAGAGATCACCATGCCAGCAGGGACCGCTACACATTCGGCCAATGATGCCATAGCGCATACTACAGCCGATGCCACAACCCATAACCTCCCGCTGGCGGGCAGGGTCGTGGGCGGATCTGGTGCGGTGGTTTCAGCCGCTATCAAGACCGATAACCCCCTGTGGACCACAGGCATCTCAGTAATCATCTATGATGCGGCACCGGCCGCGTTCGTGGCAGATAATGCGGCATTCGATCTGATGTATGCTGATAAGGGCAAGGTCGTCTGTCAGCTAGATATAGCGAGCTTTACCAAGATCACGGGCGGTGCTGGATCGGCTGCATGGGGTCGGGCAGAAGGCCTGAATCGGCCCTTCAAGTGCGCTTCCGATTCACAGAATTTGTACTTCCAGATGTACACCTCCGCGGTAAGCAGTGCTCAGGTAGCTGGCCAGAAGTTCTCTTTGGAAGTTGGGATTATAAGGGATTGAGGTTAAAATGTCGAGGGTTCAAGTCTCCCGGGGCGTGATCCCCCGGCTCTGGAAAGATTTTAATCAGATCGAAATTTGGCACAATCCGCTAGGATCGCTCACCTTTGATCCGTCTATAACTACATCAGTATCGACTACGGTCATATGGGAAACCGAAGTTGGTAGTACCGTCACCACCGGCACCAGCCATGCTCTAAGCTATACTCCGACCGCCGGGGCGAAGGTCTGCAAGGTCACGGTGCAAGGTGGCTTGGGATTGGTGACGGGGATTGATTCAAACACCGATGCGATAACGTTAATTAAAAATTCCAATAAATGTAAGTTGTCTGGTATATTTTCTATATACGGTAATGTATTATTATCGTTAAATCTCGATGAATACCCCAATCTAATATCTATCATCGCTACCACGATGGTAAGGGTGACTGGCACAACTGCCAAAATTAGTCGTTATTTAACTAATCTTCAATGTGCTAATTGTCTCATTTCGGGTTCCGTCGCTGATCTACCATCTACACTTACGACAAAAATATATCTAAGTGGGACGTTGGTTACTCCCGGAAACATATCACACCTGACGGGGGCTCAATTAATTACAATGTTTGATCTCGGATGGCTCGCGGCTGATGTCGATTTGGTGCTAATGTCGATTGGCAACGCGATCCTGGCAAATGCGGCCCACTTCACCTATGCGACCCCATCAATTCAGATCGGTGGAACTAACGAGGCTCCGGGTGGCACTTATCAAGCACCATCCGGACCAGGTGGGACGATTACAAGCGGGCTTGAAGCGGTTTGGGTCATGGTCCACAACGTAGGACATGCTTGGACGGTGACCGTAACGGGAAGCGGGCCTTATTGAGGGGGTGATTCGATGGACAAACTCATCATAAAGGGCATTGTAACCGACCTGGATCGGTCTAAAAATGATGTCACATACCTGCCGCCCGGCAGAAGCTTGATTGTCGGGGAGCATTGGGACAACCTGAAAGGGGCATTGTCTCTGAAAGAAGATCCCGAAGCCATCCAGAACGAAAAGGTGCAAATTGCCCTGAAAGTGACCGCGTCGGCTGTAATCGAGAAAGGGAAGTAAGATACAACGCCAGATACCGAACTGGAAACTGCCCTCTGATCATGCCCCTAAAACAGATAGCGTGTGGTATTCAGCTTGAATTATTTTTTGGAGTGCAACGGGCATCTCCGCCATGCACTGGATTCCTATTGTCACATTTGCTTTGCATCCTGGAGGAGACAATTCGATGACAGAAGATCGGGCAAAGCTCCTGGAGGAGCTAAGGAAGCATCCAAACATTAGGATGGCTTGCATAGCATTTCGGGATGGTGGCCTAATCACAGTAGATATGAAGGAGCCTATATGTCAGTCCCCCAATTGAAAGAAGTTCAGCATAGATTCAGTATAGAAACTGAATCACAGGAATATCTTTGTGATGACTACATAATCTACATTGGCAGGGGAGTTCAAGCTCTTCTCGTAACCCCGGATTATACCGATTGCTTCATGATCCTTGGTCCGATCCTCGCAATTCATGATTTTGCTTCTAATATGGATGCTGCCAGTTTTGCCGAACTCCGAGAAGAAGCCGTTAAGATGTCTCAAGCAGAACGAAAACCCTCCGAACCATATCAAGATGTAGGGACGGTATAATGTCGCTTTGGATGTTTTCAGGCCAATTCGATGATGAGCGGCGGCTCATCTCCCTGGAAATATCCGAAGTTCCTGATATTGATTTCATTTTAGATAGTGCCGAAAATGCTG